ACTTTAAAACAAAGGGGATATTATGTCTCAGAATCTATCAGCAGTAGAAACAGAACAGTTTGATAGCGAAGTAAAACACGCATATCAGGGAGCAAAGACACTTAGAGAGTGTATCACGTATAGAAGTGCAGAGGGCGGCAAGTATGACTTCCGTTTAATGGGTAAAGGTCAAGCAACACAAAGAACAGGTGCATCAGCAGATGTAGTTCCAATGGGAATCTCTCATGGTTTAATCGTGGCAACACTATTGGATTTTGAAGCTTCTGAATATACAGACATTTACAATCAAGCAGCAGTTAACTTCGATGAAGTAACACAGCTAGCAAGTACAATCGCAAACGCAATGGGTCGTAGAGATGACCAATCAATCATAGATGCAATGGAAGCAGGCGCAAGTGCTACACCAGTTGGTGCAGGTACACAAACACTTGATTTAGCTACTATTACAGCAGCATCAAAAGCACTTAATGCAGTTGAAGCACCAATGGAAAACAGATACATGGTTATTCACGAGGGTGGGTTAAACGACTTACTAAATGCTGAAAAAATCACAAGCGCAGACTACAACTCAGTACGTTTACTTATGAGTGGTGAACTTGACTCATTTATGGGCTTCAAATGGAAAATCATCGGCTCAGGTCGTGCAGAGGGTGGACTTCCACTAGCATCAACAGTACGTTCAGGTTTCGCATTTCACAAAGATGCAGTAGGTCACGCAGTTGGTATTGACATGAAAACAGATGTTGATTGGGTACCACATAAGAAATCACATTTATCAAGTGGATCATGGAAAGCAGGCTCAGTAGTTATTGACTCTGAGGGTGTAATCGAAGTTAAATACTTAGAATCATAAGGAGTAAGTAATGGCATATAGCAGAAAAAACGTATCAGGATCAATAGGTGGTGGCTCAGGCGCACCTCAATTTTATACATTCAGAGATACAGGAAGCAATAAGGCAGCAATCGATACAGACGATTACTTCTTAGACCTTAACGATATCCTAAAGGTAGGTGATGCAATCTATTCACAAGGCTCAGACGGAGCTTGTCTTTTAGCAGTTACAGCAGTTTCTGCTACGACAGTTACGACAGAAGAAGCTACTTTATCTTAGTGGCTACAGAGTCCTCTTCGGAGGGCTTTACTAATTACTAAGGAGTTAAAATGAGCGGATTAATAACGAGGGTACAACTTGTAAGTAACGCCTTACTTCTCTTAGGTGGAACTACAATCACATCACTTACAGAAAACAGCACAGGTGCAAAGCTAGGCGCAAACTTATTCGAGAATACTTATCTTACTATGCTACAAAACCATAGATGGAGATTCGCCGTTAAGACACAAGAACTAAATAGATTAGCAGCTAAACCGAATACAGGCTATGAGTATGCGTATCAACTGCCTAATGATTTTCTTTACTCAACTAAAGGTGATGCTAGAGACTTCGCAGTTTATGATAACGAGATACATTGTAATCAAAGCACTTTCCAACTTGACTATGTGCATAGAGTATCAGAGGACTTATTACCTGCATACTTCGCTAAAGCATTAGAGTTTAATCTAGCCTCACAGTTTGCAATTCCATTAACGGGTGATATAAATAAAGGCTCATACTATGATAAAGCATATAATGACGCTATAAGAAAAGCAAAGTTTGCTGATTCAAGCCAATATCCAGAGGTCGAAGTACAAGACCATCCATACGTAGACATTAGGTACTAGCATGGGTGTTGAATTCCTGCAATCTAACCTATCAGGTGGAGAACTAGCACCAACGCTTCATGCTCGTACAGATATAGACAAGTACGGAAGCTCAGTTGCAGAAGCTAAAAATATGGTTATCGTTCCGCAAGGTGGATTAAGACGTAGACCTGGACTAGCTAAAACAGAAGATGGCTACTATGACGAAGAGTTAAGAATAGAGCCTTTTATATTCAACCAAGACCAAAAGTATGTGATGATATTCAGGGCAGGTTTTGTAGATATTATGCGTGATGGTGCATTAGTCAAAACAGGTGTGGTACTTCCATTCGCTACTATTGAACTTATAAACGAATTAGACATTATACAGAGTGCTGACACAGTTATAATCACACACGAAACAGTCACACCTCAGAAGTTAGTTCGTGGTGCTACAGATGCTGATTGGACTTTATCGGCTATTACATTGGTTATCCCTGATTATGACTTCGGAGCAGGTGATGAGCCTGTATGGAGTGCAACAAGAGGTTATCCGGGAGTATCAACTTTTCATGGTGGTAGACTATGGTTAGCAGGCTCAACTGAGAAGCCTACATCAATTTGGGGAAGTAGAATAAATGACTATTGGGATTTTACATGGGTGGCCACTAGTGGTATTATTCCTGACGACCATGCAATCTTTGACACGATAGACACAAGCGAATTCAATAAAATCGTTAATGTGTTTACCGGTAGAAAGCTTCAAGTGTTTACATCAGGCGCAGAGTTTGTTAATACTATTGAGTTCCCTACTCCTGCAAATTCAAGTTGGCAACAACAAACAGGATATGGCTCAAAGAGATTAAGACCTATTCTAATTGATGGAGCTACGCTGTATGTAGATAGCTCAGAGAGAACGATAAGACAGTTTATCTATGACTTTAATGAAGATGGCTTCGTATCTAATAACATCACGTTACTTGCTTCACACCTACTTACAGACATAGTAGCATTAAAAGCTATTAAGGGTACAACGCTAGACGTAAGTGACTATGTTTACGCAGTTAATTCAGATGGTACAATCGCTGTTATGAATACACTTAGAAGCGAGGGGTTACTTGGTTGGACTCATTGGGAGACACAAGGCGAATTCTTAGATGTATGTGTATTATCTAAAGAGGTTTACTTCTTAGTTAAAAGAGAAGAGAATTACTTTATCGAGAAATTAGAAGAAGATACATATACGGATCATAACGTACTTATAAAAGGTACTATGCCAACGACAAGTAATATTATTGATGGAGATTACAACATCATAGACGGTACAGACAATATAATAGAGACTGATTACTCATCAGGTACACCGGTAACTTCTATAACAACTGATTACAAAGACCTATTTTTAGATACAAAGTTTAAAGTAGTTGCAGACTTTTCTATTATGCCAGACTCTAAGCCGATAAGTGATGGTACAGACTTAAATCACTTTGAAATCACAAGAGATGCTTATAGATTAGAAGTAGGATTAGACTTTGAAACTAAGATTAAAATGTTACCATTATCAACAGATACTAAATCAGGTAGCACTTTACACAGACGCAAGAGAGTTGTTAAGGTAGATTTAAACATCTTAGAGAGCTTAGGTATCTATATAGAAGATATCTATTCACCGGATGAGCAATTCACAGTAGTATTAGATGAAGCACCTGAGCCATATACAGGCTTTAAAGAGATTTATCTATTGGGTTACCAACGCCTGTACCAGTTTGAGATAACACAAGAGAATCCACTACCATTACTTGTTAGAGGGATTGGATATGAAATTGAATATTAGGAGTCTATAATGTGGGGAGCAATAGTAGGATTAATCGGGGACGCCAACAAGAAAGAATCGGCATATAGAATACAAGCTGCTCAAGCTAAAACGGCAGCAAGTATAGCAAAGATGAATGCAACTTCTACAGCGTACACGCTAGAGAGAAACTTTAATCAAAGAATGGCATCAAACGCTGTAATATCAGCATCTCAAGGTAGACGAGGTGGCTCAGTAACAGCTATTGCAAATGCAGCACAAGCCGAACTTAATTGGGATTTAGAGTTTACTAAATTAGGTGGAGATTTAAGCTACATGAATAGATTAGCAGAAGTTACCTCTTATGAAACTGCAGCAACAACTGCTCAAACAACAGGCTATGCTTCTGCTGCATTAAGTCTGTTAAGTTCACAACAGAAATATAAGCAGATAGGGTAAGGAGACAGAATGGCACAATTACAGGGGTATCAATCTCAGACTCAAGGGCAACTAGCGACTGATGTAAACAGAGCAGCATTAGCGCCTTTACAGGCAGCATCAAGTTCATTAACACAGAGATTAGAAGCAATGTCAAATATGATGCTAGAGAATCGTGCAAGAAGCAGAAAGATTCAAGCAGGTCAAGATGCTCTTGTTGATGTAGCAAAATATAAAAGAGAGATTAGTGATATCAGGACTAAGTATGCAGACTCTCCTGATGATATGAGAGCTAGATTAGACGAAGCAAAGAGAGGTAGATTTAAAGATGCTTCAACAATCTATGGCGCAGCATATAAGGATCAATTCAATTCTGCTTATTCAGATGAAGTAAGTTTAGATGTATTAGAAAAGTCATCACTTGCAGAAATAGCTGCTAAAGGTAACGCAGAAACGTACGCTAATGCCATGAATAGTTATGGCTTAGAAATGACAAGAAACGCACCTAATGAAGAACTAGCAAGATTCACTAGACTCTCTTATGAGAAAGCAGGCATACAAGGCTTTAAAAAGCTTTCACTAGCAACAGGTGCAAATACATTCGCTAGAGATAAAAAGATGTCAGGGGAGACGATAGAAGCGCTTACAGGCATCTACTCTCAGTTCACACAACAAGGGGAAGTAGGAGAAGTTCAAGCAGTCGAGATTCTAGCACAAGCAAACCAAGCAATAGACTCAGCGGTAGCAAGAGGGTTTATGAGTAAGCCTATGGGATTTACAACTAAACAAAATGTAATCAAGCAAGGACAGACACAATTAATCAAAGCAGACTACAACAGAGCAAGAGAATCTCACTCTGAACATATTTATCTTGATGAACTCTCAAGAAATGAAGATATGCTAAAACTATTTACTCCTGACGAATTGAATAAAATCATGTCAGATATTAAAGCAGATATGCAAGTGAGAAATGATTTAGCTAACGCAGAAGAAGAAGAGTATAAAGTACAGTTTGAAAAGAACAAAGAAGATGCTGTATTAAAACTTCAAAAAGAGCAAGTGTACGGCACTCTGACAATAGAACAAATAGACTCTGCTTATAAGATGGGATATCTAAAAAAAGGTGAAGCCGATAATTGGTATTCTAATTTTTATGAGGGTCCTGCAAAAGCTGAAAATAAAGAGGTTGAGCTAATATACAGACAGGCAATATCTGCTTATGATGAAAACAGAATTGTAAATGATGAAAGAATGACACATTCTCAGAGAATAGCTTTACTGCAATTTAAAGAACAAGACGCAACAAGCACAACAAACAAGTGGACCACATCAGTCGAGGGCAAGAACGCTATAGAGCGTATCAAAAACAATTGGAAAGAATTAATGGTTACAATGCCTGGTATGCCTGTAAGCTCAAGAAAGATTCAAGACTTTAATGAAACATACAATGAGTTTATGAATACGATGCAAGCACTTCCTGAAAACCAAAGAGTACCAAGAGCAATAGCATACGCAGATGCAGTTCTGGCAACATATAGAGAGAAAGAGTTTGAAAGAAAGAAAGAGAATACAGCAGTATGGAGTGAAAAGAAAGCGAAATCGAAAGAAGCAACTCTTGAAGCAGATGCTCAATCTTACAGAGACGGCTTGACTGAAACTCACAGAGCATATTATGATAAAGGTGTAGCTAAATTCAGAACAAGTTTCGGGAATACAGGACTCATCAATTTTGGTGGAACTAATAAGGATATAGAATGGTAGACTTAGAAACAATAGAGGGTCAAGAGGGTACAGCAAACGTAGGTGTAACTATTCCTAACCCTGATGAAGTTCAAGCAGAGCAACAAGTAAAAACAGAGGGATGGGAGAAAAGAGCATCTCAGCAACCGCCTGCCCTAGACCAAATAGAATATGATAAACTAAGACAAGAAATCTCATCAGATTTTAGAGATGATAAAGCACTAGCAGAGAATGTCGGTCAGGAATATCAAAGAACAAAAGAGTCAGAACTTAAAGATGATGAGCAGTTTATGTTTGCTGCTAATATGTTTTATGAGAGAACTCAAGGTGAGCCATATAAAGGAAATCCCGAAGAGCTCGTATCATCAACACTTCAAGATTTATCATTCATCAGAGACAATACGGTATCAATGGCTAAGACTTTAGCAACGGTAGGCTCTTTATCAACAGAAGAAGCACTTACACTTCATTATTTAGTTGGTAAGATAGATGCAACAGATGAGGATAATTGGCAAGCTGTAAAACGCTTTGGTGTATCTGTAGGGCTTGACCCAACAACATGGATAGGTTTAGGTGCGCCTGCATTTGTAGCTAAAGCAGCAACAAGAACAGCAGGAATGTCTGGATTAAAACTAGCACTAAAAAAAGCATTAACACCTGCAAAAATAGCAGCACTAGAGGGCGCAGTATATACAGGCGGATTCGTTCACGGTGAAGAGAAGATATCAGAAGAAGCAGGATATGGATATGATGCAACAACCGTAGCAGCGGCAACCGGAATAGGTGCAGTATTAGGTGCAGGTGCAGTTAAAGGCATCGAGTCTATACCAAAGGTAGGAAAAGAATTATCAGGCTTTATTGGGAGAAAACTAGACGAAATGGAGTCAGCTTCTGGCGCAGAGTTTATTACAGGGATGCAATCTATAATGGATAGAAGATATAAAAGTGACGGACTCACAAGAACTGCTAAAAAACACGCTAAAGAGTTTGGTTTGACTGACGAAGAGATAGCAGACTTTGATGCAGATGATTTTCAATACTTCAATAAAGCATCACGAATGATTGATAACATGGATATACAAGCTAAAAAAACAGGAGACTATGATCCGAAGACAATAGACCAAGAGCCTGCACGTCCTATGGAAGAGATAACTAAAGAGCTAGAAGATTGGGAAGCAAGCCAAGCTATAGAGGATAAAGGCATAAGAAAAGGCGAAGTTGTTACAGCAGAGCATGACCCTAATATTGCTCCATATAAGAGACCAGAGAAGCCGAAAGTAGAGGCAGCAAAAAAAGTGCTTGACCCTAAACTATATGCAACTCATAGGACTAGCATTAACAACTTATCAAAAATGTTAGATGAGGGAGTATTGCCTGCGCCATCGTTTGCACTAGCTAAAAGCTCTAAAGTATCTGAGCAATTTGGTGATATTGTAATGATACCAAAAGAAAAACACATAGACCCTAAAAAAGGTGCTTATGCGTTTGGCGGTGATGCGTGGACTCCAAGAATTAAGTTTGACCCAAATGAAGAAATGGAAATTATAGATTTAAAAGCACCTATTTTCGATATGTTCCCCGGCTTCAAAACATTAGCTAAAAACGCTTACGATAAAGATGATTTCTATAACATTATCTTAAATGAAGAAAAATATGTAAATTGGCTTGACAAATATGGAGCAAATAGAGGCTTTGATACATACGAGTCAGCAGACAGAATAGCAAATCAAATATTTAAAACAGAGAAGCCAAGTCTTAAAAAGAAAATAGCACAGATGAAAAAGCTTATTAAAGATAGTGGTGGAGATATTAGAGGATTAGAAGATGCGTTTACTCCAAGTTACATAGACGAATATAAACAATATTTTAATTTAGAAGATGTTGCAAAAAGAGGTAAAGAGTTAAAGACATTCAGAGATAAAGATAAATTCTATGCAGAAGCAGAAAAAGCTATTAAAAAAGGTGAGCAGCCTCCTGCGGATTACATGGAAGCTAAAAGAATTGACTTAGTGCCAGTAGAAGATTTAGATAGAATCGTAGTGCCTGTAAATCAATATGACGAAGTCGTAAAGATGTTTGAAGAAAAAGGCATTAAAGTAGATATAATTAAGCAGAGAAAAGGCGAATCAACAAATAGCGCAATCAAAAGAAGCTCATCAGGGAAAAGTAATTTTATTTGGGGTGGAGCTTCTGTAGGGCTAATACCATTGTTTGATAAAGAGGAAGATAATTAATGTGGTATAATTTTAAAAATGGAGAAGAAGATGGAGAGTAATTTAATCTACACACCAGAAGAACTACAGCAAGCAGATGTTCAAGGACAGTTAGAAGCTTCACAAGTAGAAATGCCTCCTGAAGAATACGCATCTCTCTCTAGTAATCTAGCAAAGAAATCTATCGGTATATTTAAAGATATGTTCAAAAGAACTGAAGAAGAAGTGCTACCTCCTAAAAAATATACAACTACAAAAATACAAGAAGCATCAGATGCTATAGAGCCTGTACCATCTCCTGAAACATTAGTAAGCAGAAGCACATCAGAGTTTGACGCTACAGAAACTTATCAGATGAACTTCGATACTTTAGAGAATGCTGATGATGTAAACGGTATGATTGCAGAGGTATCAGAAAGAATCAAGGGCGAGATAACTGAGGCTCGTGGAGGAATCAGAAGAGATACGGAGATTCAAGGACTAGCTGACGATTTAGGCACATCAGCGGAATTTGTCTCAGAATTTGTAAATACTCCAGATAGTCAATTCGTTTCACCAGAGAAGATATTAGCAGCAAGAAAAGTTCTTAATCAAAGTGCTATCAAACTAAAGACTTTGGCAGATAAAGTTACAGGCAATGAAGCAAGTGATATAGAAAAGCTACAGTTCAAGAAACAATACTCATTTCATCAACAGTTCATGATGCAGTTTATGGCTAAAAGAGCAAATGTTGGTAGGTCGTTAAGAGCATACGGAATGCCTACAGGTAGTTCAGATGAAAACTCAGATGCTATTCAAGCGATGCTAATGAATATCCATAGTGGATTAGACTACAATACAGCAGCTAAACAGATAAGTGCAGCTCCTGGAGTTAAAGGGCTTCACCAGATGGTACAAGCTCAAGACAGCTTAATGTCTAAAGCAGGGAATGTGTTTATGGAAGTATTCATAAACAGCATTTTAAGCGGTATAAAGACGCATATCATCAACACGACAGGCTCAGCTATTATGTTGACTACAAGAACGATGGATACGTTTATAGCAGCAAGACTTGGAACACCGATTGAAACACCTGCTGAGAAAATGGTTTCTGATGAGTGGAAAGCAGGATTATTTGGCTTAGTTAATGGAATGAAAGACGGATGGGGAACACTTATCCAAGTTGTAAAAACAGCAGAGCCTTATGGTGGAGTATCTAAACTTGAAACAAATGGAAGACAATATATTTCTGCTGAGTATCTAGGCATCAAAGGTGCTTCTGGAACTGCTGTTGATTATCTTGGTAATTTCATTAGAGTACCAACCGAAAGGCTTATGGGTGGCATTGATGGCTTTATGAAAACAATCGCAGAAAGACAAGTCCTTGCACAAGTTGCATATCGTAAAGCTACTAATGAAGCCAACTCTATGGGTCTGAATAAAGACGAGGCTCTGCAACTACTTCAACATTATATGAATAGCCCAACAGATGCTATGAAGCAAGAAGCATCAGAGACAGGGCTTCATGTTACATTTCAATCACCTTTAGGTAAAGGCGGTCAGCAAATACAGACGGCTCTTGGTTTACCGGGTATTAGATATTTTGCACCTTTCGTTAAGACTCCAATCAATTTACTAAAGCAAGGTTTTTTAGAGCGAACACCATTAGCAATGATTACTAAAGAATATCAAGCAGACATGGCAGCAGGCGGAGCAAGAGCGCAGATGGCTAAAGCTAGAATGTATGTCGGCTCTACAATCGGACTAATGGGTGCAACAGCTGCAATGAATGGCACAGTAACAGGTGCAGGACCAGACGATTACAAACAGAAACAAGCCCTTATGGAATCAGGGTGGAGACCATACAGTATTAAAGTTGAAAATGATGATGGAACTTTCACTTATATAAGCTACCAAAGAACAGAGCCTTTATCTTATGTACTATCTACTCTGGCAGACCTTAAAGAAGTTGTAGAGATTAGAGCAAAAATGCAACTAGGCGAAACAGAAGAGAAATTCGCAGAGAATATAACAGGCGGTTTAATCACAGCATTAAGTCACGCAACTTTAGACAGATCATTTATGACAGGTATTCAAAACTTAATGGATGTACTAGACGCACCATCAGGTAATAAAGTGAATAGACTAATCCAAAACTTCGCTGTTTCTGCTGTTCCTTATTCTGGGTTACTTAGAGACACGACAAAACTGTTTGATGATACAAAGAGAACAACTGATGATTGGATGTCAGCACTTAAAAGAAACACACCATACTTTAATAAGTCTCTTCCTGCAGCTTTAGACAGCTATGGTAAAGAGTTAAAGTATGATACGATATTGAGTCCATTCCCTGTAGTAACGCACAAGGAAACAAAGATAGAAAAAGAAATCCGCAGACTTGTTGAGAGTGTCCAAAAATCACCAATAAGTAAGCCGGCAAGAACATATAACGGTATCGAACTTTCACAAGCAGATTACCATGATTGGGTATTATTAAGCAGAAAGAAAATCTTAATCAATGATATGACATTTTCTCAGACAATCACACAAGTAATGAATTCTGAAATCTATCAACAATCAATAGACGAAATGAAAGTCACAATGATACAAGGCATCAAGAGAGCGTTTGATACAACAGCAAACAGAGCGCTAATGCAACACAGTCCATCTTATAGAGATAAATGGATTATGAGAAAGACAGCAGTAGGTGCAGCACAGTTGCAGGCAATGGGTGAAGATTCTACAGAAGTTGTACCAGATTTTTTAGAGTCTTTAGCAGACATAGAATTTGAGATCATCAACCCAGAATCAACAGATTTATTTTATAACAAAAGGAGATAATCATGGCATTTAACAGCGAAACACCAAGGGTTGAGTACACCGCTTCGGCGAGTCAAGAACTATTCACATTCTTATTTAAGATATACGACAAGACAGATTTAGTTGTCTATCAAACACCAGTAGGTCAAGAGCCTAATGATGCAGCGGATATTCTAACAGTAGATACAGACTACACAGTAACGATTAGCGGAGACAACGGCGGAAGCATAGAGTTAACATCAGCAGCAACAGCAGGCGATGCACTTACACTTCTAAGAGAACTACCTGCAATCAGAGATGTAGAATATCAAACAAACGGTGACTTACTAGCTGAGACATTAAACGATGACCAAGATTATCAAACGTATCTACTAGGCGACCAACAAGCGAAAGAGAGTAGAAACGTAACTATCCCTAACTCTTCACAAGGGGTAAGCACAGAACTGCCAAGTACAGCACCGGATTCTTATCTTAAATGGAATTCAGACGGTACAGCCTTAGAGAATGATGAGACTATACCGGATGCAGTAATAGAAGCAGCACAATCAGCATCAGATGCAGCAGACTCAGCAACAGAAGCAGCAGGCAGCGTTACAGATGCAGCGGCACAAGTAGCTTTAGCAACAATCGAAGCCGACAGAGCAGAAGATGAAGCAGATACAGCCGAAACCGAAGCAGTAAAAGCAGCCAACTCAGCAGCAAGTATAGGAAATTCCGCAAACAATGTAATCACAAATGGCTTAATCACATCAGGCGCTTTAGCCCTACCAACAACAGAAGTAACAGGCTCAATTCCTATACTCTATGAGGGTAATGGTACAAGTAAAGATGTAACTACTCCAATGCAGATAGCTAACGATAATGGTGATGGTACTACACTAGCTACTGATTGGGCTACAGCACAGTCTTATACAATAGATGACATTTACATAGATAACTCAACTGATGGTGATGCACTAGCTTATAGACTAACTCAAACAGATACTACTAATACAGTATCTCCTAGAACAAATGCTAATTGGACTTTAGAAACTAATCAGTATGGTGGTAGATTTTGGTTTAAAACTAGAGATGGCACACATTCTCATGCCCTATATGATTCTGCTAGACGTATTCACAATAGGCTAAAATCAGATGATACAGCAATAGAAGCTGATACACCTACTGGACTAACAGCATTCAATGTGAATAGTGTAAGCTTAGGAAGCCATAGTAATACAAACACAAACCTTGACAACTATGTACTATGGGTAGACCAAACAACTAGAAAGACAGCAGGTTATCGTACAGATGCTGGTGATATGCAGAATAGTAAGAATAACACTGGTACTGACTTGATGGCTACTGATAGTGCAGGTAATCCTATCATTGAACACTACAATCCTACAACAGGGTTTAGTATTATTATGGATACAGGTAATGGTGTAGCTGGCAGAAGTATTCCACATAGTTTACAGAATAAGCCTAGCTTCTTTACAAAGAAAAGATTAACTACTACAGCTAATGATTGGTCAGATTATAATAAAATAAGTGGAGCAGAATATTTTACTCACTTAAATACAACAGCAGCACAAGCTACTCAAACAGCTATGTGGAATGATACTGAGCCAACAGAGGAAAATCTTACAGTTGGAACATCAAATACAACCAATGAAAATGCAAATCAATACATCTCATACCTCCAAGCAGACTCAGATAACCACTACATAGGTGCATACACAGGTACAGGTGCAGTAGGTAATGTAGTAGACTTTGGTTTAGACATGACTGTAGCTGGTAGTTATGTGATGATGAAGAGATTATCTAGTACTGGTGGTTGGTCTATAATTGATACTGTAAGGGGTGGAGATAATGTTCTGTATGCTAACTTATCAGATGCTGAAGGCTCAGCAACTATACTGGAATTTACAACAACTGGAATAATACTTAATACCACAAGTACTACGTTTAATGCTTCAGGATATATCTACCTAATCCAAGCATACTCACCTAAATACAGCCAACCAACAGGTGGAAGTCTAATAGATGTAAACTCAGGTGTAGACTTAACTTATACACAAGGTATAGGAGAGACTAACCTACAAGAGACTACATCAGCTCATATAGTTGATTTAAGTGCTTTTGCAGGAGATATAGCTTATATACTTAAAGAGAGAGGTAGTGACGCTTTAGGTGTAGCTACTAACTTACTTGTAGGACAGAGTAGACCTTTAGGATTGTATGGTGATGAGTTGGTAACTAATGGTACATTTGATACAGATACTACAGGATGGACAGCAGGAAATAATGCAACACTTACAGTTTCCAACGGCTTATTGAATATAGCAAGAAGTGATACTGATTACCCTTATGCTTATCAAGGTGTTGCTACAGTAATAGGAAGAAAATATAGACTTCAATCTACATCAGATAATGGTGGAACAAGAATATACACAGAAGCTGCAAAGGGTGGGGACTTACTTTTAAACGAAGGTAATAATCCTTCTGTATCTATAGAGTTTACTGCAATGAGCACAACGTCATATATTCACTTGCATGCAGACCAAACGGCAGCAAAAGAATTTGATAATATTTCATTAAAAGATACACAAGCTGAATATCAAGGTGCTTATCTAAACACACTGGACAAAGTAGTATATGACTCAGGTGATGTAGCTACAGACCTGGTAGCACTAGGTGAATGTAAAGTAGATACACAAGGTAATGCTTTTGACTTAGTAGAGTATGAGCCATTACAGAGTTATTTCAACTCCGCAACATTCACTGGTGAGGTATCGTTAGATAAAAACGTATTTATAGTTGACTTTGGTATAGTGTTTAATGACCAGAGAATAACTTTAGATAATCCTTTTGGTAATGAGAATTATGAAGGGTGTATAGCTAGAGCAGAAGTGTATTACAATGGAGTGTGGAGCGGAACAGGTTTTATTAGAGAGTCTGATGGTAGAGGTACATCCGCTCACTCTAACTTAGAGGGGATAGTAGTTCAAACTGGTGATAATGCTGTCTTGCAAAATAATGCTGCTTTTTGTGGTAGTGGGCATGGTGGAACTACAGGAACAACAACCTCTGCACCATGTAGATGTATAATTACTAAAATAGGAGATGCAACAGATGTCTAATAGAAAATTTGATGTAATAGTAAATGGAATTAGTCAGTCAGTAGGTGAGAGTCTATTGACATTTCAAGAAGATGGTAGAGTGTATAAACATTACAATGCTGATATGAGTTTAGATACTACTACGATAGATGCAGAGAATCTAACTAAGCTAATCCAAGATGGTGAAGCTTTAGTAACTGCATACATACAAGCAGAAGTAGATAAGTTTAATGAAGCTAATGGTACTAAGTTTAGTGATGCTCATGCAATGGGTAGCTATAAAGATTCAACCGTGTACCCTCATGCAACAACCTGTAAAGCAATATGGGATTGGAATGAAGCTGTATGGATGGCATCAAGAGCTAAACAAGCTCAGGCAGTTGCTGAGAGTTGGAGTGCTGAGAAGTTCATATCTGAGCTTCCATCATTTAAATAATGCTTAGATATTCAGAAGTATCATCATATAAACGTAAGCAAATTACTAATGGCTGCGGTGGTAAGGGTGGGTGGATTAAACCGCCTAGCTTTATATTTAAGGCTTCATGTAATCAGCACGACTTCTATTATTGGAGAGGTGTTAGTGAAGAGGATAGAGTATCAGCAGACAATAGTTTTTATCGTTTTATGAAAGAAGATATCGCAGATGCTAAGTGGTATATGAAACCATACTATCATCAATGGGCTTTAGCTTATTATGTAGCAGTTAGATTATTTGGCAAAGAGTATTTTAACTACTCAGAAAATATGCGAACTTTAGCAGATTTATAGTACAATAAAGAAAAGGAGTTTATCGTGCCAGACACACCACTTACACCTGCTCAAGTACAATTAGACGCAGACTTACCTAAAACACCTACGTTTATCAACATGAGCGAGAAAGTAGACCAACTCGTAATAGGTCAAAGAAATATCAACAGTTCACTAGAAAAAGAACTGATCGCACAAGACGCATTCAAGAGTTATGTTCAAAAAGAATTTAATAAAGGGAGTGACAAATTTGATAAGTTTGAAACTAGAATGGACGAAATCGAGGACAAAATGGATAAAGGACTGGAGAAAATTGCACATAGTCAAACCGCCTTGACTACTGAGATTAAAGATAAAAAGATTGAAGAACTTACAAAGCAGATAGATAAACAAACTGAAAGAAAGTCTAATATAACTAGTGGTGTCATTATTGGACTAGTAGTATTATTATTCGGCTCATTTGTTACTATCGCTACAGACATAATCACAGAAAGACAAGTAGTTCAGCCTATAAAATGAACTACTATAAAGGTGTAGACTTAGATAGGAATATGAACTTATATAGTTACATATCCACCTATCACAGCACAGATTCAGAGTTGCGTGAAGTCTACATGGAAGCCGATAGCGCACTACAAAAGCTAGTAAGAAACCATCATTTAAAGATAGCACTATACAAAACAGCATTTAATCTAAGCATATATGCTGTGTTTTATGGCACTTCAATTTTAATACAAGGATAAGAGATGGGTTGGTTTAGCGGAATATTTACAAGCGACACAATAGATAAGAGCGTAGATGCGATTATAGACACAGGTGATGCTATTTGGTACACAGAGGAAGAGAAAGCGAAAGCACTTCAATTAAGCATAGATACAAAACTAAAAATGCTTCCATTGTTTGAGCCTTTTAAACTAGCTCAGAGATATATAGCCTTTGCATTTACATATAACTTTATATTTGCTTTTTGGATAGCGGTAATAATATGGGGATTAGGCACTAAACAAAACTTACAAGATTATCTTGCACTAATAAGTGCTTTTGAGTTAGGGTGGATAATGTTGGCAATAATTACTTGGTATTTTGGCGGTGGCTTTATGAATTCATATAGAAAAAAGGAAACAACAAAATGAGCAGATTAGTAGAAAATATAAAATCATCAGAGGGATTCAGAGGTACAGAATACTTAGACAGCCTTGATATACCGACAATAGGTTTTGGTACACGATTACCATTAACGGAAGCAGAAGCAGAGTTGATCCTTTCATTCAGACTTAACCAAAAGATAAGCCACTTACTAGACGAAAAGCCGATAGTGCTAAGGCTTCCACAAGATAAGCAAGAGGTACTATTCGAGATGGCATACCAACTTGGAGTAAATGGGCTACTAAACTTTAAGATGATGTGGCTTGCATTAGATGGCTTCGATTACAAAGTCGCTGCACAAGAAATGAAGCTGAGTAAATGGTATCGACAAACGCCTAGCAGAGTAGACAAACTAGCCCAACAAATGGCAGCATGAAACCAATACTAGATGCACTTTTTGCTGCATCAGTATCTATCTCTCTCCTTATGGCTTATTCTCTTATGGGCTACTTCCACAATAAATAATCCTTTAATAATATATTTAATAATCCTTTAAGACTAATCGTGCTAAACTTCTCTTACACATAAAGAAAAGGAGACACAATGATGAACGAATTAAGAACTAAGATAAACGGCTTTCAGACAAAACCAAGTGAACATGAAAGAATTACAATAGTTGCTAAATCTCTAAATAAAAACAGAAGCGAATACATAAGAGACTTAGTTTTAAAAGATGTAGCAAAGCAAGAAAAAAAGATGAAAGGATAAAAGATGATGCCAATAGCCATATTTATATTCACAGTAGCAGTTTTAATCAACATAGACAACTACCTAGAAAATAATCGCAAATGGGGTGAGAATTATGAGTAATGAAGAATCAAGAAAGTATTTTGAAATGTATTATGATTTACACATAAACGATGAAAAAGTACAAAACAAAGAGATAGCATGGGCTATTTGGGAAAAGTCAAGAATAGTTACTGAAATGTTTATGAAAGGATAAGAGATGAGCAACGTAAGAGGAATATACAAAAAGATAAACTCAATTATGAGAAAAGTAGAGTTTGTTACAAAAGACGGTCAGTTAGGTTTTGGAAACAACACATTTAGAATAGTTACACATGATAAAGTTTTAAGTGTGGTTAGACAGCACTTCGTAGACGAGGGTGTAATCGTAGTACCTCACCAGGTAGATAAAGGTATCTCAGTAGAGGGAACAACTAAAAATGGTGGTAAAAAGATACGCATGGAAGCACTCTATGATGTTTCATTTATAGATGTAGAAGATGGAAGCGAAATCATAATCAGAGCAGAAGCTCATGCAGAAGATAACTCAGATAAAGGCGCAAACAAATGTCTTACATACGCAGTTAAAAATGCTATTCTTAAAGTGCTGATGCTTCAAACTGGTGACGATGCTAACCAAGAGGTCGCAAATAAAGTTAATGATCGTCAAAGAGTTATGTTACAAAACCTAGTAGATACAACAGATACAGATATGGGTGAATTTCTAGCATACTACAACGCACAAACTTACGCAGACTTTCCACAGTCATACTTTCAAGGTGCAGTAGATATGTTACAGAAAAAAGTAAAGAAAGGAAAATAAGATGAAATTACAGCAGAGATACGAAACCAAACTAGAGACAGCGAAGATAGAAAACATAGGTGCTATTTTAGATGCCAAATTAGAAGCAACAAGCCCTGAACAACTTACAGACTATGTAGCGTTTGGGTTAGACAACTTAGAAGCTACAAAGCAACGTATGAAAGATGCGATAGTTGAACTAAAATCTATGATAGCAGAAGTTGATAGTCAGGTAGAGACAGTAAAGACTGGTGCTGCTGAATGGCTTACAGATACAGGCATCACTAAACTTGATGGCGATATTGTAAGTTCAATGAAAGTGCAAGAAGCCAAAAGCGGAGAGGTGCTAAAGATCACAACAAACGAAGCCGCACTTATCAATCAGGGCTATTTCAAAACAAGCGTAGACAAAACTGCAATCAAAAAAGCCCTACTTCAAGGCAGAGAGATTGACGGTGCAGAGTTGGAAATGACTCATTTTGAAGCAAGTTTAACTGTTTATAAAAAGAGAAAGTAATGGATTTAATATTCAAAAAAGTTGACGGAGGGTGTATCCCAATAGGAGACACTTCTGTTGGAACATTTAATCGCATCAAAGTGGGTGATGAGTTTATGGTGAAATATGCACCAAGAAGAAACACTAAGTTTCATAGAAAGTTCTTTAAATTAGTAGAGTCTGTTTTTTTAAACCTACCTCACAACTCAGAACTAAAATCAAAAGAGGAGTTAAGAGAATACATAACATTTAAAGCCGGGTATTATTCGACTATATTTGTTAATGGAGTGACTATTCATAAAGTGCAAAGTATCGCTTTTGATAAAATGGATAACGCACAGTTTGCTGAGTTTTGGGATTCAGCTTTAGATGTTTGCTTTGCAGAGATTAGTGAAGATGCAGTAAACGAAATTATTAAATTTATGTAAGGAAAACAAAATGAGTAAAAAATTAGCAGTAGCAAACGGAAGCTACATGAAAGACGGTCAAGAAAAAACAAGATGGGTAAACGTTGGAGTTATCTTAGAAAAGAATGGTAAAGAGTTTGCATTAATAGATCCGACAATCAACTTTGCAGCATTTCCAAGAGAGCAAGGTAAAGATATGGTGATGGTAGGAGTGTTTGAAGAAAATAATCAACAACAGCCACAGCAACAAGCACCAAGAGGTCAACCAGAGTACGAATATCAAGACAAGCAAGGGCATCAAACTCCACCACCACAGCAAGGTTATCGTAGATAATGGCTATTAGAGTGCGACTACACATCAATAAATATGGTGTGGTTATCGCTAAAAAAGTTTATATAATAAAGTATAGGAGGATAAAGTAGAGGGAGATGAAACCCTCTAAAAGGATATGAGTTTGGTTTTAGACACCTTAAACCCAAAAGATGAACCAGAAGCGTAAGCAAAAGGAACATCGTTATAGTAGCCAATAGTTACTTAAAACAAGGATAAAAAGATGAAACGCATAGAAACACTAATGAAGAAAATGTTAAAAATGGATAGCACTATCACAGTTGGGCAGTTTGCTCGTATATTAAACGGTCAATCATTACGTATTGATTTAGTAGTATAAGGATATAAAGATGAATTTAATAAACATACAACAAATGGTTATTGCAGGAAACAAAATAAACTCAGTAGATGCAAGAGAGCTACACGCAACACTTGGAGTTAAAAAAGCTTTCACTACTTGGATCAAAACAAATCTTGATGCAATGGGTGCAATTGAAGATGAAGATTATATGCAGTTTAAGAATTCCCTCGAGGGAAGTGGATATAAAAAAGTATTCATTCTTACAACAAACACCGCTAAACATATCGCCATGATGTCAAAACTTCCAAAAGGTAAAGAAGTTCGTGATTACTTTATTAAAGTGGAAGAGGAATCAAAATCAACAGCCCTAATGTCACCAAACCAAATCACAGAAGCCTTAGCACTAACAGCTCAGAGTCTAACGCTCCAGGACGAAAGACTTGACTCTCAGCACGAAAGAATCCAAGAAGTAGAGATTCAAACGAACTCACAAGATGAGAGACTTATCCAACTAGAAAACAACGTAAGGCTCACAAATCAACAAGAGTATGAACTTATACAAACACACCACAAGAAAGTCTATGAACTTGCAAAACTATACGGTAAAGACTCAGAAGATAAAGCACTCCACAGAAAGCTACATAGCAAAGTATGGAGTATCTTTAAAAAACGTTTTATGTTGCCAAGGTTTAACGAGTTAAGGGCAATCGAGTTTGAAGTTGGGATAAACTTTTTAAATAAAATAGCACTAAAAGATATATAATGATATAATACCAATCTCTTTCAAAATAAAGCATATTTCCTAATTTGTCGTAGCATTTTAGGAAGTTTGTGTTATAATTGTTTTACGAGTATATAAAGGTTACCAAGCTGAGGTTATCTTTTTGATAACCTTTATACACTCCGATACACATCAGTCGAGAAGCTTGGTAACCTCTCCCCTGATTGAGTGTAAATCCAAAAATACCTATAAAATGAAGATAGACAAGAAAGCTATCAATTACTATCATTCCTTTTTTGAAGTGTCTAAAGACCTTAATCAAAAACAGTTTTATGATTTTAATATGGCAATTTACAAAGTGATGTTTTTTGAAACACATATAGACGAAGTTTCATTTAATGACTCAATGCTCACTATTTTATGGAAGTCCGTAAAACACAGCATCAGAGCAAGTGTTGATGGGTATTGTACTAAGAAATCTATCCCTTACGACCAATGTTTTATACCCCTTAGTAACCCCCTTGACAACCCCCTTACTAACAAGGACAATGAACAAGGAGAAGAGAAAGGAGAAGAACAAGGACAAATAGTAAGGGCAACAAAACAAGATGTTTTTACTTTCTCTCTTAAAACTCAAAAACTACTTTCTTCTACAAGTAAGATTTATCAATCTGAACTAAAAGCATATATTGATAACTCAGATAAACAAATGACTTATGAAGATTTTTATAACCAATGTGAAATGAAGCCATATAAATACAAGAACTTTAAAATGGCTTATGACTCATGGAATAAAGACAATAAACTTAAAAAGCATCAAGTTAGCTTCCAGGAGCAAGAGAGACAGAGAGTAGATGCGATAGCTGATGTTGTTTTAACTCAGGGTATAAATCCATTTGATCCTGCAAATTATCAGCAAGAAGAGGAGTATACAGATGTACAACTTACGAACTGAGTTAATTAAATCTACACTTAGTAGCCTAAAGATTGATAATAATCCATTTAATCAGCAGATAATAAGAGACAAGATAGCACATATCAAAGATGCAGACTTGCAAGACTTCTACGGGAAACTGTTTGGTAACGAACACGACTACCTAAATGGAATGGATAGAGTTGCTAAAGTTGCAGAGCAGTTTGAATCTGAGATAGATGAGTCAATGAAACTAGAAGCTAGAAGATTGATAGACCTGGTAAGAGAAATTAATCATAAAGTGTTTATGGATTCAGAGAAGATGTCAAGAACATTTAGCGATTTAGTTAATTATTTGACACTAAGTGAAATGATAAGCGAACACAGTAAAGCCACATAGAAACGCCAAAGTATTGATTAGCGAGATAAACACCTTCCAAGATGGAAATATTCAACTACAAGCATTTATAGACGCTTTAAAATATGCACCATCAGATGCTATTCAGATAGCCAACCCACTAAATAAATTACAGATAAAGAGAGGATAAGATGAAAGGCGAACAAACTTGGGGTACTAAGATGCACCTAACGAGACAGAGCAAAGAGAAGAAGCACGCTAAGAAGAGAAGAGAAGATTTTCGTAACTATGATGAATACCCATCATCTAAGTATAGTAAAGGAGAATAGATGAACACACTACCACAGCAGATAAGACAGAAATTAAAAAGCAACATTCAGAAAATAGAGACATTAAACAGCTCAGAACTTTTAGAGTATTCTAAGACGCTACAACGAAAAAAAGACGAAATAGGTATCGAAGTATGCGATTATTTGTTCGAGGCGATAGACGCAAGGAGAGATACGTTTAACATAGCACAGAAGAGTGTGGAATGTCGAGATAGTGAGATGGTTAGTAAATTTATAAAGGGTAGAAGATGACAAGAAGAGAAGCTAAAGATATACTGTTTTTAGATGAGGATGGTTTTTTTGTTCAAGATGCTTTAGTAGATAAAATCTATGATGATTTTGAATCAAGGACTTGTGGGAATTGTAAATGGAATTATAAAGATAATCAAATCACTTGTGAGACTGGAGTTGAAAGACCTTTACATTTTAAATCTATTAAACAATTTAGTTGTAGTGAATGGGAGGAAATAAGATGAACAAGACAGATTACACAATAGAGAGTTTTGACAACAGCGATTGGAAAAGAGTTAAGAAAGGCGATAAGTTCTATTCGCTTTGTATGGATGAAACATCAGCACTTCATAGCGTGTGGATGAACGAGGGGAAAGTCTTTGATGATTTTTATGTTTGTGATAGCGAGGGAAGCGTGGCAAGAGTAGACAGGGGCGCTCTATGAAAGCATTAAATCTATACGCAGGAATAGGTGGTAACCGTAAACTATGGGATGAGGTCGAGGATATTGAGGTCACAGCAGTTGAGTATGATGAAAACATATCTAAGGCATATAAAGGCAGATATCCAAATGATATAATGATTGTTGCAGATGCAAAACAATACCTATTGGATCATTATAAAGAGTTTGATTTTATTTGGATCAGTCCACCGTGTCAGAGTCATAGCACTATAATAAACAGTCAATACACAAGAGACAGCTATAAGCCAGAGTACCCAGACTTTACGCTTTATCAAATAATATCATTCCTGCAGCTACACGGGAAAAATATAAAATGGGTGGTAGAAAATGTAAAGCCATATTACGAGCCACTAATAAAACCGAGCGCAGTAATAGACAGGCATTTATACTGGAGTAACTTTAATATAAGCGAAATCAAGATTGAAAAACTGTATGTAATTAAACACGTCACAATAGATACACTAAAAGATTTTGATCTTAGTAAATATGATATACCAGATAAGCGACAAGTAATTAGAAACCAAGTTGATTACAATGTGGGTAAACATATCTTTGAGTGTGCATTAGATAAAATATCATATAAACAAGGGAGTTTGTTTTGAAAAAAAGTAAATACAACAACAAACCAACATACAGAATTATTAACGGTGAGTCAGTACGCTTCGACTCAATCAAGGAAGCTAAACGATTCGACCAACTAATCCTAATGGCTAAGTCAGGTATTATAAAAGACCTGACGCTACAGCCTGAGTATGTCTTACAAGACGCATTTAGAGATAGAGATGGCAAACACCACAGAGCGATAAAGTATGTAAGCGACTTTAGGTATAGACTAGACGGAAATATTGTTGTAGAGGACTGTAAGGGTTTTTTGACTGATGTGTACCGCTTGAAGAAAAAGTTGTTTTTACACAAGTATAGGAATCTTATTTTTAAAGAAAGTTAAATTCTTTTACAAAAACCTTGACATTGTTAAAATATCGTACTATAATTAGGGTATAAGAAAAGGATGGAAAAGATGATTTTAGACGCTAGAAAAATGATAACAACAGATTTAAAAAAAGCTAACGAGATAGCTACACTTTACAGAAAAACTGATTTGAATAGTTTTGAGTTTGCAAAGAAATATTTTAGTGAATATCCTTATAGATTTGTGAAAAATACTATAGATTTTACAAGGCTTATTGAATGGAAAATTCCTTTTGTTATAAAGGAGTGCTAAAATGGGGGACTATTCAAAAGTATTTAAAAGCAGTAAAATAATAGCATACACAAATGAAATGATGAAAGATGAAAAGCTTAATAATAAATATAAAAAAGAGCTCCTTGATTCTTGGGCGTGGAAACTAGAGAAAAACATATATGAAAATGGTGTTTTACATTCATCTGAACTATCGGAAATAAATCTATCAATTAGTCACATTAAAGAATGTAAGGACCGCTTAAAATGAAGCCAACCAACACAAACCTAGCTGAGTTTTACGGACTCACTAGGCAGACAATAGGGACATATAAGAAAAGCAAACAGAGACTTTATGAAGCTATGAAAGAATACTTCATTAAGATTAAAGGATAAAAGATGAATCAAAGTACAGCAGACAGACACTACGCAAATGGTGATGGCAATTTATACGCACTAGACAAGCACCTAGACGCAGAGGATGAGAGAGCTAAACAGCTAGAGGAATTTCAAGAGCTAATCAAACAACACTTAAACACGATAGAAGAAAGCATATTCCATATTCGCAACATTAGTGAGTCGTTTGAGGACTTAGACTTGGATGATGAGATAAAGTCTAGCATATTGGAGATGTTATGAATGAGATAATATCTAAAGAGTTATTGAGTTTGGTTTTAGGTAAGAATATCACTGAAATAAAATACGTAGAATTGACAAACTCAATTAAATGTGAGTATGGCAAAGAATGGAGAGATTTTATCACAGTAAACCTAGACACTCTAGGTAGATTATGTAAAGAGTGGTGTTGGATAAAGCACTACAATCTTATATCAGGTAGATATCTACCAAACGACAAGTTTTTTTGTGACGGAGAAACAGATTTTAAAAATAAGTGCATTACAATATATGCAGATACAGAATTGGAAGCAACAATATTGGCTACTGAATGGATAGCTAAAGAGAAAGGCTTACTATGACTCTCAAACAAGAAAACATTAAACTAAAGCAACAAATCAAACACCTCAGAGCCACTATAAAGGCTTACGAGGACAAGTTTAAAGACGCTAAGGCTTATTTATACGAGCAACTAGGCGAGATAGAGAAGAGGGGTGAGAGATGATGAGCAAGAAAGTAACCCACTCAAAGCTAAGACCAAAAGCAAAGAAGCTTCCTGAGTATCTAAGTTGGCTACATAACCAAAGCGACATAGTATGTTTCTCATGCGGTAAACAAAACGGATTAGAAGCACATCATGTTAAACAGGCTTCGTCAGACGAGAGAGATGATAGTAAGGTCTTGATGCTTTGTGGTGAAGAGTGCCATAGAAACGGTATGAAGTTATCACCACATTCGACTCCAAGAGCTTGGAGAAAGACATATCCAACTAATATGCAGTTGGAGTATGCTGCGGAGTTGTTTAGGAGATATAATGAAAGATAGTTTAGTAAATATTATATTCTTAGTGGTGCTTGTATTCGTGATGGCAAGCATTTATGTAGTTAATCATGAAGAAAGTGCTATAATAGCAGACACAAAATAAAGGAGAGATGATGCCAGAAGAAGCATTAGAGACAGACGTAACAGAAGAAGAGGTAGAAGTTGAGCCATTTATGGTTGAGGATGAAGATGAAGCGGACAACGTATGTTTAACGTGTACTAATCACAAGGTAGGAAGTAAAGTTTGTGGTATTTTAAAACCATTCAGAGATTACATGAGACTTAACGGTCACACAGACACAGAAGAAACATTCACGTGTAATGAATATAAAGGGGCAGAGTAATGAAAAAAGTAATTTTAGCAATCGCATTAGCAGTATCAGCATTTGCAGGTACAGTAATTAACACAAGTGTTTCGTATGGTAACGTAGAAGCAACAGTAAGCGCATTAGGTCTTGAAGCAACAGGGACAACAAAGACAAAGTCAATCCGTCAGGATGTTGGTTACGCATGGACTCATGTAAGAGCTACAGGTTATGTTCAACTAGACAAGTACCAAGATGAAATCATGTCAGGTACAGAGGGTGACGCAGTATCTTATGGTATTGAAGTAGATTACATTCACGCTGTTAATGATAAATTCGGATTCTTTGTAGGTGGGCTAATAGGCAAAGGCTCAAAAGATTTAGGTAGTGAGGGTGATTCAGCAGGCATTAGTAAGCTAACATTTACAGACAGAGCAATCAGAACAGGTGTAGCATTCCCGGTTGGCTCATGGAACTTCGAGACAGGGTTTGAGAATAAGATCAGAGACTACGACAATGAGACGATAGACGGTGTTTCAGTTGGATTAGAAGAAAAGATACAAAGTATTTTTGTAAGCGCAGGGTATAAGTTTTAGTTAATAGGGTACTCGACGGAGTGCCTTAGTTAGTTAAAATAAAGGATGATAGATGAAAAGAAGAGATTTTCTAAAAGTATTAGTAGCGGTAGGTGTAGTTTCAATAACAGGTGTAGATTCATTTAATGAGAAGTTACCAGAGTTTAATGATTACCCAAATATTACATATATGAAAGATTATATTACAGATAAAGGATGCTATTTGCATCAAATACGATTTACAAATAATAAAAGTGAACAATGGGCAGTATCAGATTTTTCATTCGATGAAGAATTAAACCCAGAGTTAGTAGCAAATATGTTGAAAGAAGCTCATAGAGTTGGGCTAGTTAGTTAAAAGGAGAAAAGATGAGCAATAGAATAAGCGATATTTTAGATGCAGCAGACATTTTAAAAGAAATGGGACTAGAACAAAATGATGATTATTGGTGTGTTTACGGAGACAACGAGATAGGATGTTTTGAATTTACGTTCACAGACTTTGATATAAAAAACATACTAGATGGAAACTGCTTTAAGACGGAAGCAGAAGCAAAGGGAGAATAGCAAGTAATGGCATACACTAAAGAACAATGGAAAGATGCAAGAGGGTATTATGAAGCAGGACTCTCATTGTCGAAGATTGTTATTAAGACAGGTATAGGGAAAACAACCATATCCCAAAAAGCAAAAAGGGAACAATGGGAACACGGGCGGAATACCGACTATATCGAAGCTAAAGAAATAATTGTGTCAAAAAAGGGAACGATTTCGGAACAGTCACTAGTAATAGCGGACGAAATAGCACATGAAAACGTACGGTTTAAGAATTTAATCAATGGAAATGCAGAGAAGTTAGCTAATAAGTTAGCACTAATGGCAGACAGGATTGAAGATGCACAAGACATGAGACACTTAGTAGAAGCTAATGATAAGTTATCTATCACGCTAAAGGTCAATGAGAGACACGCACCTAAGCAAGTTACAGCTATTCAAGTAAACAATGAAGAGAAAGAAGTTAAGAGTGGTGTAGGTGAGTTGTATAAGGCTATTAATGAATAAAAGGATGAAGAGATGATTAATTTAAACAAAGATGAAGTAGACTTTTTAAAAGATGTGATAGGGATGGACGACCCATTTAATACAATAAAGAGTGCAGAATCTCGCTTGAAAGAAATGGAATATCGCTTAGAAAAAGCAAAAGAAGAGGTAAAGAAAGCCGAAGCCGAACTTTTGAAGCTACAACAGAGAGATGATTTAATTAAAAAACTAAAAGAAAAACTAAATGAGTAACCTAACCTGCATAGACGGATTAAAACCATTCTGGCGAAAACCATCAAGGATTAAAGTCTTATATGGTGGTCGTGGTAGTGGTAAGTCATACTCAGCAGCAACACACGTAATGATGTCATCTCGTGAAGTTAAACTAAACATACTATGTCTCAGACAACTACAAAACTCCATTAAGCAATCAATCTACACACTAATCAAAGACTTAATCTATCAAGAGGGCATACAGCATGAATTTCAGTTCACTATCGCAGAGATAAGACACTTACGCACAGGCTCAGTATTTAAGTTCATGGGTATCAGTCGTAACGTAGATGAGATTAAATCAACAGAGAATATAGATATATGCTACATAGAGGAAGCTCACGCACTCAACAAAGAGCAATGGGATGTAATCAGCCCTACTATTCGTAAGGAACACTCAGAGATAATCATTCTATTCAACCCACAGCATCGTAATGACTTTGTGTTTCAGACATTCGTAGAGCATCCATCTAGGAACTCAATAGTACGCAAGATCAATTATGATGAGAATCCTTACCTATCAGATACTATGATGGCAGTTATTGAAGAAGAGAAAGAAAAAGACATAGAAGAATACAATCATATCTACTTAGGTGTACCAAGAGAGGGAGATGATAGAGCCTTATTTGCTTACAATGACATAGAATCAGCAATGGATGGAGACTTTACAGGTGTTGATACATCAGGAGTATGCAGCATCGCAGCCGATGTAGCACGATACGGTAGAGATAAGTCAGTTACAAGTATTAGAGAGGGTCATAGAATCCACACACTCCAAGAGTACAAAGGTTACAACACTATGGAGTTTGCAACAGTAATCAGCAATGACTACTCAAGAGGGATCAGTAAAGATGCTGTATTTGTAGATACAATCGGAGTTGGTGCAGGTGTCTATGATAAGCTACTGCAAATGGGCGTCAGAGGTGTTGTAGAAGCTAACGTATCTATGAAAGCAGAAGAGGTAAAGGTGTATCAAAACAAACGTGCTGAGATGTACTTCAATCTAAAGAAGTTTGTAGAGATGGGCGGTAAGCTACCTAACGATAAGGAACTCAAAGAAGAGTTACTAGCACTTAAATACTTTTATAACCCTACAAGTGGTAAGATACAACTGATAAGCAAGGATGATTTAAAAGAAGAGTTAGGACGTTCACCGGATAAGTCAGATAGTGTAGCACTTCACTTCTTTAGACGTGTTAGACCAATGAGTATGAGAAATCAACACCAACCACAAGGGCGTACAGACGATTGGAGTCCGTATGACTAGGAGCAACAGATGGAAGTAAAAAAGCTAACATTCAAAACCAAGCATGATGAACGGAAATACGATAACTGGACTAAAGATGATATTTACAAAGCGTATCTCTTAGAGTATGAAGCGAGAATGACACTAAGTAAAGAAGTCAATAAGCTAAATCGAATACTAGCGGAGATTAGATACCATGCAAGAGGATAAATTCAGAGAGATAGTGCGTAATCATGTGCCATGTGTTGGTGATGTAGAGATAGAGTTACAGCGATTCTTTAGTCATGACTACACTATCGTTCAGTTAAAGGGTGATGGCGTCATAGGATACACTAAACACAGAGGACATTATTTCATTTGGTTTGTTTATATTGACAAAAAACTATCTAACGCAAAATTAGTGTATAATACTGCATTGGAGTTGTCTAAAGATATGCCTGTTTTGTATAGTGGGGTAAAAGACTTTTATAAGAATAACTCTATTAAATTGGCTAAAGACCTTTATCAAATTAACATAGGAGAGTAGTATGCAGTTTACAAAGAAGTTTACAGTAGAGCAGCCAGAAGTATATCGTGGTGGTGGAGCAATGTTTGACCTCGGAAAAGGTTGGGAAGGTATGCAAAAGAGTTGGGACACGCAATGGAGCAGCGTAACTAAAGGTGATATTGGAGCAATTGCAGGTGATATGTACGAGGGTCACAAGTATGTACATGATCCGGTTGGTTTATTTGGTCTGAGTGACCAAGAGGGCTTTAAAGAAATGCAGCAAAGTGCAGACATTTTTAGCCAAGGTGCAAGACCAAGAGAAGAAGCCGAAGTAGCAGAGAAAGCAGCCAAGAAACAACAAGCAGCAATAGCTAAACAACAAACAGCAATAGAGAAGAAACGTAAAGCACAACAAGCAGTAATAGACGAAAGAGCATCACGTATGGCTAAGAATCAGTTACTAACAGGCAAAGAGACAGGCATCACTAATGGCTCAACTAGCTTACTAAAGGGTTAATATGTTTAGAAGTAACGAACTAATAAAGCTAACAAAAGGTGATGAAGAAATCACAATCAATCCCAATACAGAGTTTAATAGCATACCGGCAGGCTATAAGATATGGAATTCAGCAATCATACTTAAAAATGAGAAAGTTGTCGTAGTATTAAAGCCCGGACAAATCACAACTGAACTCAAAGGCGAGATAGTACGCCCTAAGAGAAGAAAAAGGAGTGCATGATGGCTGATAGCTATGAACAGATAATTAAACGCTTTCATTCTGCTAAGTCTAACAAGCAGATATGGGAACATCACATTAGAGAGTGTTACCGTTATTTCATGCCAGAGCGTAACACAATAGACGAAAGAGAGAAAGGTGCTAAGAAGCGTGAGTATGTATTCGATTCTACAGCACAAGACTCATTAGAAGACTTTGCCACACGCATGGAGTCTGAACTTATACCAAGCAATATTAATTGGATGAAGCTAGAATCAGGCTCAGATATCCCCGAAGATAAGGTATCAGAGACAAATGAGTACCTAGATGAGACTACTGAGATAGTATTTAATCATATAAGATCATCAAACTTCGCATCACAAGCTCACACAGCATTCTTAGACTTAGGTATCTCAACAGGTGCGCTTATAGTTGAAGAGGGAGATGGCATACAGTCGAATCTTAACTTTAGATGTGTAAGTTTATCTGAATTAGTTATCGAGCAATCACAACAAGGGATAGTTAAAACAGTATTCAGAGAGTTCAAGCTACCTGCTGCTGATATAAAAGAGATATACCCTAAAGCTAAATTGACTCAGAAGTTAAAAGAGTTGATTAAAAACAAACCTACAGAAGAAGTAAGTTTTATCGAGGGAACTATTTTTGATGGCAAGATGTATGATAATGTTGTAATGTATCCTGATAACAAACACTTCCTGATTCAAGAGAAGATAGAATCTAGCCCTTGGATAGTGTTTAGAGAGTCTACAATACCTGGCGAAACTTATGGACGTGGCAGAGCAATGACAGCACTTCCTGATACTAAGACTTTAAACATAATGGTAAGAGATTACCTAAAAGGTCTAGCATGGTGGAGTAATCCATCGTTTACTGCAACTGATGATGGTGTAATTAACCCTCATAACTATAGAGCTAAGCCCGGAATAGTTCACGCAGTAGGAAGTAACGATAGAGCAAACCCTACCCTACAACCGCTACAAGTAGGTGGAAGCCCACAAATAGCTATGGATGCAATATCAAGACTACAAGACTCAGTTAGACGTGTAATGATTAGTAAGCCATTCGGTAATGTAGAAGAAACACCTGTTAGAACTGCAACAGAAATGAGTATTAGACAAGCAGATATGGCTAAGACTTCATTAGGCGCATCATCTCGTATTCAGAATGAACTAATGGAAACTCTTATAGCTAGATGTGTTTACCACTTCACCAGCTGCACGTTTACAAGATGAGCAAACACTATCTGCAATGGGTAGAGCTATGGAATTCTTTGCTATGTTACCACCTGAATTAGTCAATGCAGAGATAAGAATAGAGGACTTTCCAAGTGAGATTGTGGATGTGTTAGGTTTACCATCGAAGTTTAAACGCTCAGATGAAGAGAAGATGCAGATGCAACAACAAGCAGCACAACAAGAACAACAGCAACAACAAATGGCTGCTGAACAAGTAGCACAGGAGCAAGCATAATGTATAATGATGACTTAGGCTTATTTGACAGCGAAGAAGAAGCTCAAGAGAGTCAAGATGAGATACATGGACTGTTTGAGGGTACATTCAATACTAAGTTAGGGGAAAGACTCTTAGAGCATCTAATTTCTGTATATATTGACAGAGATATGTACCAACCTGGCATGACACTTGACCAAGTAGCATTTAGACAAGGTGAAGCAAGTACGATTAAAAAAATAATTAAGGAGTTAAATAATGGCTGATTTACCAAACAGAGAACTAAGTACAAAACTAGCATCAGGTGAGATAACTGTAATCAAGCTAGGTGGTACAAGTGCAGGCGATAGTGTTGCTAAAGTTGGAGATATTGCAGTAGCAGCAGCAATAAGAGATATTAAAATCGCTGCCAACACAACACAACTAGGAACAGAGTTAATAAGTGGTGGCGAACTAACAATAGATAGTGGCAACCTAACATTCACAATAGCAGCGGCAGTTTACCATCATGTAGACACTTGGACTGATCCTGAAAATCCGGTAGTTACAAAAGTCTCAACTGTTCAGCAAGCAGGAATAACGCCTACTTACTTAACAACAGCAGCAACAAGTGTAATCACATTTGATAAGCTAGGAAGTGTAGTACAGTTTGATTCTATACCAACGGGCGAAGATGTAAGAGAATATGCAGAGTTAGGTGTAATTGTTCATACTAACCTCACTACAATCTCAGGTGTAAGTAATGCAGTACAAGGTAACTCAGCTAACATACCTGGAACTTTTGCAGACTTTAGAGCAGCATTTGGACAAATCAATCTTACGGGTAATGAATTCTCAGTAAAAACACTACTGTCAATCAAGAAGAGTGCAGGAACGGTATTTGGAATAGGGCAAAACTTTAAAAACAATCCTAAAGACCCTAACACAGTTTCAACAGCAGCAGCAGACCCACAAGCATTACTTTTAACTTATCAAGATGGTGCAGGAGATTGGACTAACGTTGCAGCAACAGACGTAGACCCTGCAAACTATGATGATGGAAGTGGTACACTAGCAAGCGTATCAGTTAACAACTGGACTGTTCAGCCTGTGTGGTTAGCTACAGGCTCAGGTACAGTAGTTATTGGCTACGGGCAAAAGACATTCTCAACAAAAGACGATGCAGTTGCAGCGTGTACTAGATGTGAAGCAGTAACAAACCCAATAATAGATAACCTTATTTTAAGAGCTTGGGTAATAGCAAGAGGTGGTGCTTCTGATTTAGCAGTAGATACAGATGGAATAATCACTCACGCTAATAAGTTTGGACTCTAATATGGGTTGCAAGAAGAAAGGCGGCGGCAAACGCAAGTAATATGCTATAATGTCACACCTCAGTCCTTACACTGGGGTTTATCTGTAAGGAGATAACATGACACAAGAACTTTTAAAATCAATACTACACTACAATCCTGACACAGGAATCTTCACACGACTGAAAATAAGTAATAATAAGCAAAAGATTGGTGATGAAGTTGGCACACTGGCACACCATACAGGCTACACTTTTATGCGAATAAACCATAGGCGATACTCTGCCCATAGATTAGCGTGGCTATACATGGTAGGAGAGAATCCTAAATACGAGATAGACCATATCAATAGAATAAGAAATGATAATAGATTTGAAAATTTAAGAGAAGCTACAAAACTAGAGAATATGAAGAACGTAGGGATGTTCTCTAGTAACACAACAGGGATAAAAGGCGTCCAAAGATTTAAGAGAATAATTAACGGAACAACTTATTTGAGTTGGATGGCAATTTTAAGAGTTAATAAAAAAATTGTCTTAAAGAAATATTTTCAAGATAAAAATGAAGCAATTAAAGCAAGAAGAGAAGCAGAAGTATTATACGGCATAGCGTAGACTTATAAGCCCGAAAAAGGAACTATAATGAGTGAAGAGATATCACAAACGACAGAGACTCCTAGCGAGTCTACAGAAACAACAGAGAATACAGAGGGGACACCAACTACATATATGCAAGGGAAATATAATTCCATAAGTGCATTAGAGCAAGGCTATACGGAACTACAAAGCACATTCAGTAAGAAAACAGCAGAGTTCTCAGAAGCAATGGGTGGCAGAATCGGCGCACCGGAAGCTTACGAGATGAATGAGGGATTAGACGCATCAGACTCATTACAAGCATACGCTAGAGAGAATCAGTTTAGTAATGAAGCTCTTAATGGTTTAGTAGAGTTTTACAATAGTGATAGAGCAACAGCAAGTGAAGCATTCTACGCTGAACAGAAAGAACTGTTAGGTAAAGATGCAGATACTAGACTTAATAACGTTCAAGACTGGGCTAAAGCTAATCTAGGTGCAGATGCTATGGATGCGTTTAAAGGCATGATTAATAGTGCTGCAAGCGTAGAGATGTTTGAATCAATTATGAAAATGAACTCAGGAACAGCGCCTGCTAAAGTAGCACAGCCTAAAACTATGGTAGATAAAGATACTATCCATGAAATGAGATTCGCTAAAGATAACTTCGGTCGTAGACGTATGAGTAGTGATTCAACATATCGCTCTAAAGTAGAAGCAATGGAGAGAGAGTTTATAGGTGGAGGTGGGAAGCTTTAGGGCTTCTCTCTCTTCTCTAAAGAAGCACCGTATATCTTTTTATAAGCTTTTTCAACTCCTATTTCATCAACAAGTTTCATAAACGGTGAGTCTTTACGGTAGCAAAAGCCTTCTTCCTCTTCTTCAAACTTATCAATCATAACTCTAAGCGTTAAGCTAAAGTTACCCTCATAGTCTTTCTTAGCTACTCTCATAACCTTTTTAATTTGTGTAGGTCTTAGTGTTACTTTAACTGCTTCTGTTTTATTGTTCATTATAACTCCAATGTAGGGATAGATACACCTACTCCATCAATATTCTTTTTATTTCTAGTCATAGTTTTCATCAGTTGCATCTCAATGCGCTTATTCTCAATATCTAGTCTTGAGGAATACACTATCTGACTTGCAGTTTTTACAACTACTCTAGCTTCTTTTAAATCTACTGATCCGTCTTGGATGCCCTCTAGTTGCTTAAAAAGCATCTCTCTAAGTGTTTTTGTTGTATTCTTTTTCATCTTCTATCCTTTGTTTGTTAAGTTTTCTTACTAATCTTTGTCTTATTAGTATTTTTTCAGGGTTTGCTTGATAGCGTTCTTTTGATTTTCTATTAACTTCATCTCTATCTCTATTTTTAGAAACTTTTTCTCCTAAATCTTTTCTTCTTTCTCTTTTTTGTGAATCGCTAAGTTTATCTAAATAGAGCGTTCTAAATAACTTACTCACAACGTAGCTATCTATAGACATTTCTGTTCTCGTAGCAGATATTATGCAAGGGAAGCAAGGAGGTTGTCCTGTGTATTCTGAAACAATACGTTTAAATCTTCTAGTTGTTTCGGTAGTTTTCACATATTCAAGATGTTCTCTCCTCTCATCATGTCCACATAACTTACAAAACATACTAATTTAAAGCCACTACAGCATCAGTATATCCAATACCCTTACTTTGTAGTTCTCCTGCTACTTCGCATCCTTTAATCTCTACTCTAAAAGTGTCAGTTATTTCGTGACAGGCTTTAATAGTTAGTTCAGCTTCCTCAGTAGACACTTTTCCATCTTTTAACCCACTAATAATATCAAACAAAGCTTTTCTGTTTGAAGCCATTGACCTTTCTTCTGTTTTCATCTTATCTCCTTTATGTTTAGATTATGTACTTTAGCACACATACTATTAAATTAAAATAAAGTGTATAATAATGTAACGATATTTAAAACACCTACACAACGAGACACCTCTTTATAGAGCCTTGACGTTTAGAAGTTTATAGCCGAAAGCTATGACCTCCTGAATTGTCAGGAGCTACCCTAAGCCTGACGCATAATTATCAAAACTTTAAAACAAAGGGGATATTATGTCTCAGAATCTA